TTTGGGTGATTGGGTGATCTAATGTTTTACCGCTGGTGGTAATTTGCTGTGTACCTGACGTAGCGGCAAATGTTGTTGCGTTTGCTCCAGCAGTTACGGTCATGCCTGTAGAAATAATTAAATTGCCGTAGATTGTTTTCGCAGTGTTTGACAAGGTTCCGCTAAAACCCGTAAAGTTTAAAGTTTTAACTGCACTTGCAGATGAAGTTGTAACAATATCCGACCCAGCGGTCACATTAACTGTTATTGAATTGGCTTCTGTTACTGCGCCGACACCAATTGTTCGTGTTCCCGTGCTGCCCGCATAAGTCAAGTTGACAACAGGATTTCCAGTAACTGTTGACCCTGTATCTGCACGAAGAACAACTAAGCTGTTCCCGGCAACATTGATCTGCTTGTTGTTGAAATCAAGCGTTCCAGTGTACGTTCTAATGTCAAGCTGCACACATGTCACATCTTCGCCAAGCGTAACCGTGCCCGCACCAGACGCAGAATCAATAATTGCGTTGTCAGCAGAGTTTGGAACAGACGCGCCGCCAGCGCCACCAGAAGTGGCTGACCAGTTAGCAGTATTCGTGCTGTCCCAAGTTCCCGAACCACCCACCCAATATCTAAATGCCATCGGTTACTCCTTGTCCGTTGGGTAACGGTCGTGCTTATTAGGAAAGTCTGAAGGCCAGCGCATTGGTTGAGTGTTCATTTGATTAAGTCCTAAAAAGAATACCCGCAGATGTTAGTGTGTTTGGTGTTGTTGAATTTCCACCCACGCCACCATGTGCATGAATAATGCCGCCGCTGGTAATCACAAAGTCGGTTGTTGAATCAGTACCGTCTATTTTTCTGGCGTCTACGTTTTGAGCAGATACAGAGCCTGAAATTGCTCTCACGCCGTTGACAGAAGCGCGTCTAAATTGAGCGCCCTTAACCGATGCAGTCGCGTTGTCACAAAATATTCCTGAGCTTCCGCAATCGTTGAAAACAGCAGATTCTCCGCTTACGTAGCCGCCAGTGTTGATGTTGATGCCGTTTGCACCCGCATTAGACCCGTCTGCCAACCTGACATTTACTCGTGCGCCACGAGTTACGTTGACGCAAGTAGCGCCAGCATTCTTCAAGTCACACGATGTGGCATCCACAGCGCAAGCGCCGCCTGATGCTGATATTGAATTATTAGCTGCCCCAGAAAGGTTTGCGCGTGAAAGATCGACACACCCGTTATCCGCGGTCAATGCGTTTCGACCCGCACCTGTTGCAATCGAATCTGTCGCTTCTAAAATGCTTCCAGTCAGCGCCACAAAATTGTCTTGTACGTTATCGCTTGCATCAACCGATGTGGCAACAACTGTTGAGCCACGTTCAGCCACAATTCCATGCAGCCCGTTTCGCTTTGCTTCAGCATCTAAATCTGCGCCGGGTCTACCTTGGAAATTGATATACGAACGTGCTGCTACTACACCAGAACTGCCGTTGTCATTAACTTCAGAGCCTTGGATATTAGCGCGAGAAGCGCGGCGAACAGTGATTCCAAAACTTGTGTTATCTGAAAAAATACTGTTTTCTGCGTTTAACAGAGATACGCGTGTAACCCACGCGCCGTGCCGACCACAGTTTGTCCATGTTGAACCAGTTGCGGTTACTGTTGACCCACCGTTTAAATACAGTCCATCCGTTTCAGCGTTGGTAGCACCTTTACCAGAACCAATAAAGCCTTGGGAGCCAATGTAACTGACAGCTCGACCACCAACACCGCCGCAATCCACAAGAATTAAAAACGAGGGCGCATGACATTCTTCAAAATAAAAAACATCACCCGGTGATGGAACAACAAATCCTGGCGCAAGTGTTACCGTTGCGTCCGTAGACGATATACTAAAGTGCGAATAGTCACCGTATTCAAGATAAAGCCCTGTTGTTAATTGATGACCAGCTTCAATAAGAACATTAATAAGTTGACCGGGTTGCAATGTTACTGGAATAAGATGGTCAAAAGCATCTTGTAGCGTCGGGGCATCTGTAGGAACGCGAACAGTCAACGGCGCATAAATTTGTATAACGGAATTGTTAGCTATTGCGGATGCAAGGGCTGTTTGCACATTACCGCCAAAGTCAGCTAGGCTGACGGTTTGAGCCAGCTTGTCTTCAACATTGGTTGGCGCACTGCCGATGAATGGTGGGTCATACGCCACCACAGACGCATTGGTTGCGTTGCCGGTAGTTTGTGTAGCCGTGGTGAACTTGACGCTGGCACCAACGTGCAAACCAGACACGAACGTCACTGTGTCGCTGTCCGTCTCAACGTAAGCATACTGAGCACCGGGACCGTACTGGTTTACGCCGTCTACGTACACGGTCAAACTGTTGGTGCCCGGCTGGTACTGCATCGTGGTCAGGTTAAACACAGTTTGGCCTGCTGTGGCCGTCTGAATCTCTTGCTCTGCGGTAAAGTTGACAAAGTTGGAGTTGATGCCCACGATGTTGTCGTAGGTGGCAATCAGCACGTTGGTGCTAGTCTGCAACACAAACTTGTAGATAATGCCATCGGTCAGCCAGATCTCTCCACCCGGCACCCGGCCACCAGCGTCCAACACAATAGGGTTAGTGTGGGCGGTAACGCCCAAGGAACTGGTGTAAGTGGCCGCAGGAGTTGTGGTGCCAGCGGTATAAGTGTAGATCTTGCCGCCGGTTAACGGGTTGCCATTGTTGTCAAAAAACTGGGCCGCTACGCCGCCCACGGGGGAAAGGTTGACGGCCATGTTTTGTCCTTATGCCAAAAACCGAAGTTTATACAGAGTTGAGAGATACAGCTCAATGATATTGTCAATCAATTGCTGTAATGATGAGTCAGACTTGTCCACCACTTCGTAGCGGCATTTTTCAATGTCATCCAACTGGCCTTGCAAAAAGTCAATGATGTTGGATGTCTTGGTGGCCGAGTGCAAAGTGATCGGCCCCATCAAGCCATGACGGCCTTGGTAGGCTTCAGCAAACGCGTCCGCATGGTCAATGATGCTGTCATAGAACGTGTTGAGCGCCACGTGCTTAGAGTAGCTACGGGTGTTCAGGTGAACGCTATGCGCCACATCACGGGCGAGGAATAGCATTCCTACAAAATCAGCGGCCTTGTACATCATTGGGGCATTCCTTGTGGTGGCATCATTTCGCCTTCCGGCATTATCTCTTGTTGGTCACGGCCAGGCATTTCATTGACCATATTTTGAGATTCCATTGCCGCAGCAACTACGCCCATAGCAATGTCTTGAATCTGTTGCTCAGTCATGCCAGCCTGCACCGCAGCGATCCGCTTGGTTTCAGCCTCATACAGCTTGACTTGAGCTTCAAAGTCTTTGCGCTCCATGTCTTGCATCTCAATTGATTTGCCGACATTTTGGATCATCTGGTGCATCTGCTCCATCTCAGCACCCATCGCTTGCATCTGCTGTTCGGCCATTTGCAGCTCTGGTGACTTGTCGTTGTCTTCCATGAGCTTGGGGTCAATGGTCTTGGCAAACCGCTTGGCCATCTCTTGAGCGCCAGGCCAGTCCATGTTTTTAACAAACAAGTCACCGGCCACAGCCCACAGGCTTGGGTTGCCTTGCAGCAACTGGGCCATAGCTTCCAAGGCTTCTTGGCGCTTGGTTGCATACCCTGGGCCTGTCGCCACCACCACGTCGTACTTGCCGACGTTGGGGTTGTAGATCTTGTCGATCACAATGTCGTCTTGCATGATCTTCTTGACCGGCTCTTGCTGAGATGGGTCAATCTTGACCATCTTGGTTTCGCCGTCCACGCCAATAATGCGAGCCACGCGCTGGGTGTCGTAAATCTTGGGGATCAAGTCCACGAGCTGGCGCACGATGTGGCGCACACCACGAGCCAAGTTGTCGCCGTAGTGGTACGTGCCCACGTCGCCTTCACGCTGACGCGCAAGAATCGCTTTTCCTGAGCGTTCGTTTGAACCCATGCCCAAAGATGCGTTGTATTGGCCAGTAGACGCCTTAATGTCCTCAGACGCGCCCGCTTTGGCCTGCAACAAGCCGCTGGAGGCCATTGGTGGCTGTGCCCGCTGGGGTAGTGGCAACATGCCGCCTGAGCCGTCTGTGACGTCTGGATTGACTTCCAGATAGGGCCAGTTGTTGGTGTTAGCCGTCTTCCACTGGTTTTCGTAGCCTTCAAACTGGCCACCGTAGCCAATGAATGGCGCTTTGGGGGCCAAGGCCAGCATCTCTGCCTCTTGGCTCACCCAGTAGTTGTACATACGCTGGGCATCCTTGGCGTTACGCACCAAGCCCGACACGTACAAGCGACCATCGACTTCAAATTCATTGCCGACGATGCGGACTACGGGGATGTATTTTCCCGCCCAATCACGTTCTTCAAGAATTTCATAGCCGTTGATCTTGCAGTATTTAATCTTGACACGATCCGACTCACGAGTTCTTTTAGGCTTGCCATAAATTGCTTTCAGTTGTTTGTCCTCTGGGGTGCCTTCAAATGCGGTCACATTCCCAGGGTACAGATTAAGCGTTGCGCGGTCGTAGTCCAGATAGTAGTAGTCGGCCACGCGGATGGTGTCTTCAGTAAGCCATTGGCTCAGGTTCTGGTCGCCCACGCCCAGCGTTTGCAAGGTGGTGATGGGCGCAGAGTCAGGGTACATCCGCTCATAGTCGTCGCGGCCGATGTCTTCGGTGACAAAGCACCACTTGGCATCTGCGCCAGTTGGGTCTTGAATGGTTGGATCCATGTAGACCGAGAAGCTGTTGCGTACACGGCCAATCTTGATGTCTTGATCGAACGTGTTCTCGTCGCAGTACTCGGTCAGGATGCGGATGTAACCTTCGCCGTAGGAGACTTGGTTTTCACAAGCCGTGTCGTAAGCGACATCGGCGTCCGAGATGTATTCGATGTGTCTGACCATTCCATTGAAGATTTCTGCAACTTCAACATCTGCGTGGTCGTCGGCTGGAATAACTTTGCCACTTGGGCGGTTTTGCCTTTGGTCATTGGTCACCTGCCTTACATGCTGGGGCAGCTTGTTAACCGTCAAGCACGGTCTGGCGTTGATCGTCTGGCCCTGCACAGCGCCACGGGTGGCCAACACATCCGCTGGCCACTGCCAGTGGTTGTCGGGCGAACCTGCGTAGAACTTCAAGTCGTCAATCTCATCTTCACGCGATTCAGACAAAGCAGCAATAGCCATGTCCAAACGTGAGCGGGCAGTCGCCAAGACACTGGAGGTTGTGTCCTTTTGCTTGCCACCGTTGGCCACAGCACCGGCTGCGGCGATGCCTGTGTAATCAGCCATTATTTTTTCTTCTTTTCTGCTTCGCGTTTGACAGCGTAAGCGATTGCCACGGCCTGCTTGACTGGCTTGCCAGCAGCAACTTCGGCCTTGATGTTCTTGCGGAATGCTTCGGGTGTTTTGGATTTAACGAGTGGCATGTTATTTCTTCTTCGCTGTTTTAGCAGACTCTTTGAAATCTTTGGCCGTTGGCGCATTCTTGTTGCCAGGCTTGTTCATCTTCTCGCCAGAGCCCGCTTTGATACGCGCTTGCTTGGCGTGGATGTTTGCGTAGAGTCCAGGTTTGGTAGCCATGATCAGCACTTCCATCGTTTAAGAGCCGCTTTGGCGCGTTCGCCATCTTTGGCGTTCGCAGCTACTGCGCCCATTCTTGCACAAAACGAAGCCTTGCGGCCTTTATCTGCTTCAGTCTTAGGATTGGGTGCTGGCGCTTTGAGGTTAGAGCCCGTCGCGGCGTTGTACTTAGCGCGGCCCTTCTCAGTTAACCCAGCACCTTTGCTTACCGGCAGTTTCTCGCCGCGCCCAACGCTTAAGGATACTGATTTCTTTGTCATGCGCCCATCCATCCTGTAGAGACTGCGCTGCCGTAGTTGGCCGCGCGGCGTTTAGGTTCGACATACTCACGGTGAGCAACAGGGAAAGCAAAAGTCACCGCTATTGCGTCAGCAGCGTCAGGAGAGGCAAGACCGCGAGCCTTCATATCCTTTTTGCTTTCTAGAAAAATTGTTCCACGTGAATCAGGCTTCATCATAGGCGAAATCAAGTCCGTCTTCAAGAACCTGTCGTTGGGTATGCTAGCAGATTTCAGCCAC